CTGATGCGCACGGCTTGGCTCGCGGCGGCGTGGAACATGGCGTCGGCCTCAGCGGGCTTGACGTGGCCGTCGGCGATGGCCCGGTAGAGGCTGACGTAGATGGTCTGGCAGTTGCTGTTCGCGCGTGCGTCGGGGTACAGGCCCTTCCAGCCGCCGAAGTAGCGCCAGGCGCGGCCCTTGTCGGTGCCGATGAGTTGCCCGTCGGTGGTGAGGATGACGTTGTCGCCGTGGGTGTCGTCGTTGTCGAGGAGCCAGTCGAGAACGTGTTCGCGGGCGAGGGCGCAGAGCTGTGTGCGGGTGAGGCCGGCGAAGTCCTTGCCGTGGAAGCCGAGCAGAGTCTTCTCCACGGCAAACAGGTGCTGGGCCTGTCCGTAGTGGCCGTCGAAATCGACGAGGCGGCTCTCGGCGGTGCGGTAGCCGAGCCGGCGGGCCAGCAGGTGCGCCTCGTGTTCGACCTCGGGCCGGAACTTGGCGTCGGGGTGCGGTGCGGGTTTGAACAGCCATTGGCGGCTGTGCTGGTCGACGAGGACGGCCTTGTGGTGGTAGCCGCCGAGGGCCGGCTGGTCGGGGGCGTAGGTGAAGCGCGGGATGGCGGCTTCACGGATCTGGCGCAGGCGCAGCTCGGCGACGGCTTCGGTGACGACCTTGTATCGCTCGCGCAGCAGTCGCGGCAGCGGCAGGTCGTGTTCCTCGATGAAGCCGAGCAGCGCGCCGGTGTTCCATTCGTGCACCGGTAGGTGGCTGTCGAACCGCTCCCGCCAGGTGGACCGCTGCGGCGGCTCGGTGGCGTATGGCGGGGCCGAGTTGTGGTCGAACCAGGAGCCCTTGTTCTTCCAGGCGAGGCGGGAGAGGCGGTCGACGAGGAATTTGTGGCCGTCGAGGTGGGCCTTGACCCACTCCACCTTCTGCGCGTGGGTGAGGCCGACCGGGTGGGCCAGCTTCGCGGCGATGACGTAGTTGTTGATGTCGGTGGCCGCCCACTCGGTCCGCGGCGACGGCCAATCGCCAGGGATCTCGACGCCGGCTGGGATCTCGCCTTCGACCGCGGGTGCCCAGACGACGAAGTGCGTCTCGGGGTTGTCGGGGTGTCCGGGGTGGTAGATGCCGGGCTTCGCACCGTTGGCGATCTCGATGTCGTAGCAGGCGGCCAGGTCGCCGTCGTGCCAGGCGCGCAGCCAGTGGAGGACGGCCTCGGTGCTGTAGCTGGTGTGGCCGCGGGCGATGAGCTGACCGTTGCCGACGGCCTTCGCGGCGGCGGCGATCCGCATCCGTCGGTAGACGTCCCCACGCTTCTGCTCGTCACAGAGGACGGGCCTCTCGACGTAGCCCTCTGCGGTCAGCGCGAACGGGCCGAGGCAGCCGGCGAGCGAGCGCTCGATGTGCCGGATGAAGCCGGCCTTCTTCGGTGGTGCGAGCGGTGTGGGGCTGTAGGCCGCTTCCCGCTTGGCGATGGCGGCGTGGTCGGCGGTGGCGAGCGGGCTGTTGATCGCTGCTAGCGGGCGTACGACCTGAGTGCCCTTGGCGTTCTTGAGGGCGGCGAGCGCCTGCTCGGCCTGGGCGCTGGTCATGGTTATGCCGGCGACGGTGACCGGCGTGTCGACCAGCGGCTCGACGACCGGCGCGGGAACGGATTGCGCGGCTTCCCTGGCGCTGCCGGCGGGGGCGTTCCAGTCCGACGAGGGGGCGATGAAGAAGTCGGACTTCGAGGAGGTGAGGTGATAGCCGCCGGTATTCGCTGCTGCTGTCCACTTCGCGACCAAAGCGCTCGTGGTGTCGACCGCCCCGAGATTGATTGTCGCCATCCCCACCCTCAACTCCTCACTGTGAGTGCCCTCTAGTTGCACCTACAGCGACGGAGTGTCGGTTTTACGCGATATCGTCAGAGATCTACGGGGGCGAGTCCGGGGATGGTGACGAGCGCGGCGATGACGCCGGCCAGGTCGGGGCCGCCGACGTCGAGGCCGTCGCGCTCCAGCTCGTCGAGGCGCAGCGGGCCGAAGGTGAAGTCATCGGAGGTGTCGCGGGCCAGGCGCATCAGGGCGAGGATCGCTGAGGCGTAGGCGCCGGGATTGTCGGCGCGGTAAGTGATGCGAGTCGGCGGCTCAGCCACCGGATGCCGCCTTGCGCACGAGGTCCATGACCCGCCGGGCGGTGACAGCGAAGAACGCGGTCAACGCCCGGAAGCGGGCCAGGGGCATCCGGCGTACGTCGGCGGCGGCCAGCCGGCGCGGGGTGCGGCCGGGCGGCCGGGCGGCGACCTGCTGGCGAAGCGCGGCGGTCGCCTCGGACAGCTCGATGACAATCCGGCAGCGGCAGTTCGGGTGTCGGGGCGGGCCGTGGAGAGCGCCGAAGACCGGCGGTGGCTTCTGCGTCGGGTCGGTGGTGGTGGCGTGGTCGAACTCGGCGTGCAGGTCGATGACGGTGCCGTGCAGGGCGCGGCAGGCGGGGCACGGGTTGTCGGAGCGGGCGACCCAGCGTTTGGTGAGCTGTGCGCCGGGGTGCGCGGCGGCATAGGCGGCGTAGATAGCCTGCTGCGCGTCGGTGAACCCGCGGTGCACGGCGACGACGGCCGCAGCGGTCGCCTTCACCCCGAGACGCCGCACGGCGCGGCTGAGGGCCTCGTGGGCGACGAGGACCCGGGCGGCGTTGGCGGCGGTGCCGGCGACGCCGTCGTAGCCGGCCTGGATCGACTGCTGGATGTCGTTGCGGGCCATGACGAACGCGACGGCGACGGTGGCGAGGATCGCGGCCAGGTGCTCGCCCTGGTCGGGGAGCCGTTCGGGGACGGTGTACTGGTAGGCGGCCAGGTCGCGGGTGGCGGAGACCTGGGCGGCGCGGGAGGAGGCTCCGTAGCCGGCGCGGACGGTGTTCTCGATGCTTTCCTGCGCGGCGTCCAGCGTGGTGGACAGCGCACCGTAGACATCGGGGCGTGAGATCAACTCTCCACCGGACAGTGTCGAGTGCTCGCGGATGGCGGCGGCGAGGTAGGCACCGAAGTGGGTGACGACGGTGCCCAGACGCGCGGTGACCTGAGAACGGATTCGTTGCTCGATGGTCAGAAGCGTGGTGTCATCCGCGCTCACGAGACCTTCTTGTCCTTGCCGGGCGTCTTCTTCGCAGCGGCCTTGCCGGCGGCCGGCTTCTCCTCGCCGTCCTCGTCGACCTGGTCGGCGTACGCGCCGTCGATCTTCCAGCCGAGCCTGATGAACGCCTTGACGTCAAAGCGCTGCCGAGCGCTGGTGTTGCCGTTGGCGTCTCGCACGGCCACGGTGCCGTCGCCGTAGTCGAGCAGGACCGCGCCGGGCTGGTCCGGGTGGCTGAAGGTCCGCTTGACACCTGCGCCGGCGTTCTTGTCCGGGGTCGTCTTCGCGTCCCCAGGGTCCTGTGGCTTGGCGCCGGGGCCGCCGCCGAGCGTCTTGCGTTCGGTGGCGTCTGCGTTGCGCTGGCCGCGGCCGTAGGGCTTGCCCTTAACCCCGTGCTTGGCGAGCTTCTCCTCCATGTCGCGGGTGATCGGTGTGCCGATCGGGACGCCGTAGGTGCGGGCGCCTTCCTGGGTGCGTACGACCTTCGGGCCGCCGGAGGTCGGCTTGCCGCGCACGAGTTCGACGTACGCCTCGTCGAGGAGGTCGGCGGCCAGCTCGGTCAGCGCCAGGTGAGCGTCGTCCACATTGGACAGCGTGAAGCCGGAGGGCAGCAGCGACGGGTCCACCACCGGAGAGCCCCCGGCCCCGGGCTCGCCCGGGACGGTGCCGGCCTGGGCGTCCTGCATCTGCTGGATCTCGGCCTGGCGTTCCTTCTCGACGGCCATCTCCTCCTCGACGGTCTCCCAGTCGATCTCCAGGCCGATCTCCTCCGCGACCTGCTTCTCCAGCTCGTGCACGAACTCGGGCCGGATGGTGAGGCTCTGCCCGCCGGTGGCGAGGGTCTTGAACAGCTCGAAGACGGCGTCCTTGCTCTCGTTCGTCAGTGGCCCGAACTGGAACCGCGGGTACTTCTTGCTGTCGAAGTTGAAGTCGATGAAACGCGGGATGACCTGCTGGTTGATGACCTCTTCGATCTCGCTCATGATCGTCTGGAGCATCATCATGAACAGGGCATCGCTCTGCTGACCGAAATCCACCAATTTCGGTTCGCCGCCGCCGGTGTCCTTGTCGAAGAAGCCGGCGAGGACGGACTTGCTCATCTGGTTGTTGTGGTGGTTGATCAGGTCCAGGAAGTTGAACCCGGTCGACTCCTTCAACGACTCGATGGCGTAGTTCTCCGGGATGGTGATGGCCTGGGCCACGCCGAGGTCCACCATCGCCTTCTCGAAGCGCATCCGCTCCTCGCGGCCGGGGTTGAGGGGCATCTTCCCGACGCGGGTGCCGACCGCTGCACGCTGCGCGGCGATATGCGCAATGATGTACAACTTGAACTTTTTGTCCCAATGCTTGAACGCGGCCTCGAAGTAGCTGCGCCCGTAAAACTGGCGCTCCTCCTCGTTCGCGGCGTAGTAGATCGCGTGCTCGCCCGGGATCGTGACGTCGATGGCGCGGCCCATGTACATCGTGCGCTGCCGGAACCCGGCGAACTCCGACCTGTCGTTGAGCAGGAACGTGACCGTCTCAGATGGACGGTGCGCGGCCTTCTTGAGCGTCCACTTGCCCTTCATCGGGCCGTCCGTCGGGCACTGGTAGACCAGCTCGAAGGCGGAGAAGCCGTCGAACACGGCCATCAGGAGCTGCGCAATGAAGCGCTGGAACGGCACTGTCATGCCGCCGCCGGAGGCGGGCAGGGTGAACATCTGCTCGATGAACGCGGCCTCGTCCTCGCCGCCGTCCACGTACTCCTCGGGAACGAACGTCGCGGTCTTCAACGCGCTGCGGATCGGCAGGGTGATCAGCCGGAACAGGGCACGGGCCTGTCCGTCGGTGTTGCGCATCGTGACGAGCTGCTTGACCGTCGTCTCGTCCTCGCGCAGCGCTTCCCACATGTTCTTGTAGGGCGTGACGTAAGGCAGGTACGCGGTAACGCCCACCTCGTAGTCGGGCTGCGGCTTCGGGACGACCCCGTTCAGCCTGCTCTTGGCCGGCGTCTTGCTCGGCTCAGCCATTAGGTGTGCTCCTGTCGATCAGCCCGCGCGCTCAGGTGGACTAATCGGCTTTTCAGAACGCGGACGGAACGTCGCGCTCCCAGATGCGCTTCATGTTGACCCCCAGCGGCAGCTCGAAAGTGCTGCCGACGAAGAACTCCGGCGCTCCGTAGTAGGCGCGGGCGCCGCCGGATTCCTCCTGGCCGCCGATCTTCACCGCGCCGAGGACGGCTCCGGCGAGGGCGTCGGCGAGATCCTTCGAGCCGTCGGCGGGGTGGTCGACGCGGCCGTTGGGCAGCCGGGTCAGCGACAGCAGCTCGTCGCGCAGCAGGAACGACGGCTGGTCCTCGGTCGGTGCCGGCCGAGGGATGCTGAGGCGGCCCTCGTAGGCCAGGTCCCGCAGGGTCCGCCACGGGTCCTCGGACACGTCGGTGGAGACCCGCTCCGATTCGATGCCCTTGGACTCCAGGATCTGGATGCTGTCGGTGGAACCGAACCCGTCGAAGGTGAAGCGGCGGATCGCGAAGCCTCGACGGATCAGCTCGAACGCGAGCTGGCGTGCCCACCGGACCTGGATCTCGCGGGGCGGGTTCACTCCGGCGTCGGCGCTGTAGGCCAGCACGAAGTCGACCTTCACGTTGGGGCGGATCTCGCGCACCGGATGCGGAGCGCCATCTTCATCCTCGGCGACGACCTCGTGCTCGCTGTAGCTGACGACGTGGGCCATGGCGATGCCGGCGCGGTCACCGGTGATCGCCAGATCCGCGTGCATCGAGTACTGGGCGCCGCGTACCGGGAAGAAGTCGTCGGCGAAGGCGTAGCGCGGCACCCACACACGCCGGCTGCCGCTGGACTCAAGGCCGTAGAAGACGTTGATCGGCAGCGGGTCGCGCTCCTCGAAGCAGGCATCCACGGCGATGGCGTTGCGGAAGTACGGGTTGATGGCGCGGCTTGGCCGGCACTCGTACATGGCGCGGGCCATGACGGGGTCTTCGCGGTAATCCTCGGCGAAGTCCGCTCTGGACAGACCCGGTCGTACCTCCCAGGTGGCTAGCGGACCGGAGCAGTAGTGGCGGGAGTCGATGCCCTTCTCTTCGATGTCGGCTTTGGCGAGTGCGGTGAGCTGTTGAATGGTCGAGCCGAGGTAGCGCGGGTAGGAGATGCGCACCTGCTTGTACGTGGCCGGGAAGCGGGTCGCGCCGGAAGTGCGCATCATCTTGAGGATGCCCTCGGCGCTTTTCGTCGGCTCGCGGGCGGTGACGTTGCGCCGCGCGGTCATCTCCTTCTTGCTCTTGAAGGCGTCGATCTCGTCCGCGATTCCCAACAACAGGTTGAGTCCCTCTTGGCTTTCAGCGTCGCTGTGCCCGGAGATGGATTCGACGTTCTTGGCGTAGGAGATGGTGTTCTGCTTGGGGTCGCACCGGTCTTTGAACCAGCCGGTCTTGACGGCGCGGGTGATGGGGATGAAGAACGCCTGCTGCGCCTGGCCGGCGTTGCTGGCGACGTTGAGCAGGTGGATGGTGTCCTGCTCGGGAACGCGATAGTACTGCTGAGGGCTGTGCAGGCACAGGAGCAGGTAGGCGATGCGCATAGAAGCGATGCGGCACACGTGGTCCTTCCCGCTGCCCTTGCCCCATTGCAGCGTGACAAAGTTGCACATCCGGATCGGCTCGGACCAGTACGGCTCGTCACGCCATGAAGTGACCGGCCCGGACGTCCACCGCGACGCCTGCTTGTCCGCCTCGAACTCCTTGGCCATACGCGGATACAGCTCCGGGAAGTAGATGCGTTCGATGTGACGCACCGCGTCGTACTGCACCGGCGACAGTGGCGGATTACCGAGGAAGTTCCTGTCCTGGACGAAGATCGTCAGAGAGACGGGCTCTTCGTCGAAGATCGTGGACAGGCTGAGGCTCGGGCCGTCGTCGTCATCTCCGGCGGCCTGCCGCAGCATTTCAGCGAAGTCAGCCATTACGGCGCCGTGTAGTAGACGACGTTGATCCGCCAGATGACGTTCGTGGTGGCCGGCGCGACGATCGTCGTTGCCGTGTTCGCGGCGGCGGCACGCAGCGGTGCGGTCTGGAAGTCTTCGTTCCGCTCGGTGGTGGTGCCGATCGCGGCGGCGGTCGGCATGGTGAAACTGAGTGTTCCGGCCATGTTGGTGGTGGTGACCACCTGCGGGGTGGCGCTGCCGGTAATTGCCGCGGTGGCGTAGCGAACGACACTCAGTTTGGTTATGTAGTGGTACAGACCTGCGCCAGCAGCGGGCAATGTCGCGGTGACGGCCTGGCCGGCGGCTGCGGTGACGGACACGGCCTGGTCAATCGCACGGCCGGCAATGATTTGCGCACCGGTCGGGTCGACGCGGGAACGTCGCCACGGGTATGTGGCGTCGGAGACCGCGGAGTGGCTGTGCCCGGTGTCGCCGAGGCCGATCGCGCCGACCTGATGCACCATCGTCCCGGATGGGACGGTGCCGGAGTTGAGCGTGTGGATCCGCAGCGGCGTGGCCTGGACATCGGGGATGGGAAAGTTCGGGTAGCGGTAGTTGAGTACCGCACTCGGTGATTCCGTTCCGTCGATGTACCAGAACACGGCATCGGAACGCATGACCAGGACGAAGGAGTGGACCTGGTTGTTGAAAAGGGTCCGCCCCAAGTTGAGTCGCTTTTCGCCGGGGGCCTGGCCGATGGCGTCGGCGCGGGTACGTACACCGGCGTCGTACATGACGGCGTACATGTAGCCGTCGGTGTCGATTTCGTAGCCGATGCCGTTGAGCAGCGGGCCAGAAGTGTTGCTTCCGGTGTAGGCGGTGGTCCAGGTGCCGGGGGCGGTGCCGACACCGAAGAAGCGGTGCGAGTTGAGGTATCCCGGCGCACCCGCAGCGCCGGCAACATTCTCAAAGCGGTTCATCAGCGCGAGGCCCAAGAAGCCCACACCCTGCGGCCCGAAGGTGGGATTGGAGGCCATGAAACTGGAGGCGCTGGCGGTGTTTCCCGCGTGCACGGAGGTCCGGCCGCCGATGACAGTCGGGGCGACGGTTCCGCCGGTCGTCCACCGCTGAATGTCGATGTTGCCGTCGAATGCATCGACGAACAACGTGGCGGCCTCACCAGTTACCCTCAGATTTCCGTAGCCGGTGACGGTGGCGTTGATGCCTAGGGCGGCGGCGGTAGGGGTGCTGATGTGCATCGCCTGGGTGCCGCCGCTGGAGACGGTGGCCTTGCGCTGGGGGTAGGTCCCGTCGACGATCTGGGTGCCCTGGCGGGCGTTGTCCAGGACCGAAAGCCCGACCGCGCTGAGTGTGGGTGCCCCGGACACGGTGCCGGAGTTCAGGGAATGGAACCGGGCGGGCATCGATCCCAGCGTCGATGCGGCGGTCGCCGAGGCGGTAGGAACGTCGAGGGTGTCGACGAAGAACAGGGCCACGTCGCCGCGCCATTCAATGACGTACGTGTGGGCCAGGCCGTCGGTCGGGTAGGTCAGCGCCTGCGTCCAGACGCGGGTGCCGGCCCGATACACGCTGGCACGCAGTGCGCCGGCAGTGTCGACTTCGAAGCCGATGCCGTTGGTCAGCGGCGCGGCGGAGGTGCCCGGCTGGGAGGTGTTGGTTCCCCAGCCCCAGAAGCGATGATTGCCGGTCACCGCGGTCGTTTCCAGGGCCACCTGCGTGGCGAAGCTGATGGACACCGCTCCGGCGGTGAAGGCCGCCTGAGACTGGAGAACCGAGGTCGCTGACGCGGTCGTCAGCGGCGCGAGACTCAAGGCGTTGTTGGCCACGGTGGGGGCGACCGTGCCGTAAACGGCCCACCGGACGGTGGTGTCGATGCTCGCCGCTTCGAACGTGTCGGTCAGCATCGGCATACCGTCGGTGGCGGTGTTGAGCTGCCCGAAAGCATTCACCATCGCGTAGATGCCGGCCATGGCCGCAGCCGGGTTGGTGATGGACACCGCCTGGTCGCCTGCGGGGCCGACCTTCATCGGCTGCCACGCGCCGGTGTCGTCCTGGCCGTGGCTGCGGCTGTTTGGGTTGGAGGTGTTGCTCATGTGCTCTCCACCCCGGAGATCGTGATCGTGAGTGTCGTGGCGGCGCTGGCGTAGGCGTAGAGGGTCTCGGCCGCGGCGAGGACGACGTTGCCGGACCAGTCGTAGTAGTCCAGGACGTTCTCCTGGTACCAGATGCGCTTGCCGGCGCCGTCGGTGCCGATGGCGATGGTGAAATGGGCGGCGGCGCCGGTCTCGTTGACCACGCGCAGATAGCGCAGGACGGTCGTGGTCGATGCGGGCACGGTGTAGAGCAGGGTCGAGGTGTTGGCAAGGAATGCCGGCCCGACGAGGCGCTTGAGAACGTCCGGCATCAGTCGACCCCGTACTTCATGGTCGCGGCGTAGCGGGGTGGGTTGACGGGCGAGTACACGCGCGAACCGCTGTCCGAGACGGCACCCGAGGCGGCGAGTGTGCCGGTGACCGTGACGCCGGTGTTGGTGGCCCGTAACCGTTCCGCACCACCGGTCACCAATGCGACCTTGTCGCTGTTGTCGGGAAAATACATGCCGGTGTCGAAATCAGCGAAATTTGCGAATGGCGGGTTCGTAACGACGTTCGATGAGCCGGAGCACATTTGGTCGTAGAACGAGTACCGGCGGTTCGGAGAGGTCCCCGGTCCGACGATGTTTGCAAATCCGTCGTTGTAGATCTCAAAGTGACCGGCGTTGCTTCCGGTCTTCGTCAGGCGGATCGCCGCGGTCACGCTGTCGGTGATGTGAATCGGCGCGGCCGGGCTCGGCGTGGGGCCGATCCCGAGGCGTCCGGTGACCTGGGCGGTGCCGGTGTGCTTGATGACTCCGGATTCCACGGTGGTGCCGGTGGCGGTTGTCCACGCGGAGCCGTTCCAGCGCATGAACACCAACGTCGTCGAGGAGAAGGCGACAGCGTTGACCACACCGGGGTTCGGGGTGGTCGCTCCTTCAGCGATCGCCAGAACCACCGGCTTCGTGGCGGACTGCTGTGCTCGTGTGGTCATTCAGCCGCTCCGCCGATTCACATCTTGCTGACGACGACGTGGAATTCGTTCGTTGCCCAGACGGCGTCGGGTTTGATGGCGACCGAGTTGATGTCCGGCCGCTCGACGTACACGTCGATTTCGTCCCACGGCGACGAGTTGCGGTACACCACGACATTGACGGCGCGGGTGCCGAGGTTGTGGGTCACCGTAAACGTGGTCAAGGCGCCGTTGCCGAGATCCTGCTCGGCCGGGGCACTGACGCCAGTGACCATGCCGACGTATGCGAACGTCGCGGTGGTCGAGCCGAGCGTGAACACATCGTTGGTCAGCAAGGCGAACGTGTCGGCCTTGGTGCCTTCGAGCACGATCCAGTAGGAGCCGACCACGGCTTCGCCGGCCGTGTCCCAGTTCCCCGCGCGGGTCATCGCGCTGCCGGCGCCGTTCCACACCCACGGCCCGTTCTGGGTGCCGGTGCTCTGACCGGCGAGCAGGAAGACGTCACCGTTCGTGGGCGTGATGCCGTCGATCGCGGCTGGCGCGGCAGCGGTGTTCACGTTGGCGGTCGAGGCCGCCCGAACGGTGCCCTTGAGGGTCTGTCCACTTGCGACGGCGGCAAGCTGGTTGTCGACGTACGCCTTGGTCGCCGCGTCCTGGGCGGCGTCCGGGTCGAGAAGGTCGATGATCTTCTGCGACCCGAGGCCGACCGAACCGGTCGGCGCGGCGAGTTGGTCGAGCCGCGACGTTCGCACCTGAGTGTCAAAGTCGCTGATCGTGCTGGCGAGCTGGGTGCCGGTCTGGTTCGCGCGGGAAATCGCGGCGGTGTACGCGGCCTCGACGTCGATCTTCCGGGCGGCGTCGTTACTACCGTTGGTCGGCGCCCCAAGGTTGGTTACCTTGAGGCCGTTCATGTCCTTGTGGGAACCGGCCTTACGTGCAGTCATTCCAAGGCTCCTCGCTCACGACAGGTCGACGACACCAGCCACGCTGATGTCAAAGGACAGGCGGAGACTTTGTCCGGGGACGAGGTACTGCACGCCGAAGCCGTCCAAAATGAATCCATCGGACGAAGTGACGACGATGCCCGCTGGGTTGAATCCGAGGCCGTGCTCGATGGTCCACACGGTGGCCGGAATGGACTGCTCGTGCTGAAAGGCACCCTGTGCCTCGCCGGGGTCACCCTTGGGGCCTTGGGGGCCTGGCGGACCCGCCGGACCTGCGGGACCGGGAGGTCCGGGTAGGCCGCCGGAAACCTCGATGATCGACGGTTCACTGACCGGGATATCGATGATGTCGGCCCAGTTCTGCACATCGATGACAGGCTCACTCATTCGACCAACACGTCCCGCACGACAACGAGCCGGCCGCGCAGGACCCGGCTGACCTCACCGTCGGGACTGCGCATGTCGAGGACGTAGAACAGCGCGGGGCCGGGCAGTGCCTCGGTCTGCTCCGCGTCCATGGCGATGGTGATGATCCCGTCAGCGCTGAGCGTCAGCCCGTCCGAGGGCGAGGTCAGGTCGAACGACGCGGCCTGCCCACGTTGCGGCGCGGCACGCAGGATCGCCGACCACGTAGTGAGGTCGAGGGGCACACCTTCAGGCCGCCAGCGGATGTCGCGCCGAAAGTTCGCTCCGGCGTAGACCTTCAGTTCCAGGTCCATCGGGTCGCCGTACACGGGGCTTATCCGTTCTTGCCTGCGGCGTCGAGGAGCTGCTCCAGGGGGCTGCGCGCCGGAGGCTTGCCGATGGTCAGCACGACGAGGTCGGTCACGTCCGAGCGCGGGCACGGACCGGCGAGATCGATCGCCTTTTGCAGATCGGCATCGCTGATGTCGCCGCCGGGGGCGTCATCGCTGTCGACGACGACATACTCGGTGCGAACCTCGACCGGGTCCTCGAACGTGACGCTGAGGTCTTCGTTCACCGTGTATGGGACCTTGAACATCTTGCGCTCATCGTCGGCGGAGTCAGACTCGACGAGGATGAAGTTCGTCCACAGCTCGCGAATCCAGTAATAGGCAGGCTGGTCGCGGTAATCGCCACTGGGGTTGGCCTTGCGCCATTGCTCCCGCACGGCGTCGGTTCGCTTATCGAACGCGCGGCGCACGATCTCGGTGTTGAACTCGGTCTTGGCCAGGCACAGGATGTCCTCGGCGCGATACGTGGCCTCCACCTTGTCCTTGCTGCCGCGCTTGCCGGCCTTCTTGGCGCCCTTCTTGACCTTGTTCTTGGCCTTGAGGGCTTCCCACTGGGCGACGGCCTTGGCTGCCTTGGCGCGGGTGTCGGCGTTGACGTCCCCGACTCCGGCGGCCCACTTCTTCACCCGCGACACTGCGATGGCGATGGCCGTCGAGACGGACTTGCCGCCGCGCACCATGGCGCGGGCGATGCGGCAGATGTACTCGGGAAGGCCGCCCGCGCCTTCGACCCAGTTCTTTCCGGGCTTCGTGTTCAGGGTGCAGCCGGCGAACGAAACGATCAGATCGCGATCGTCCCGGTCGAAGATGATGCTGTTGCTCACTGCGCCTGCTTTCGTTCGCCGGCTGTCCCCTGAGGACGATTACTTGTCGTCGTTCTTCTTCTCGTCGGCCTTGCGCTTGGCGTCCTTGACCGCGGCGTAGCGGTCGGTGGTCTCGCGGCGCAGCGTCTCGCCCTCGTCGAGGTGGTCGGACAGGACGGTGTTGCCGTCCTTGTCGACCTTGGCCACGGTGCCGTTGAAGTACTGGCGGCCTTCCTTCTTCACCAGTTCTTCCGGCGCGGCGGCCTCCTTGTGCTCGGTCTCGCCGCTGGTCGCCTGAGCCATCGACTCAGTGGCGCGCGGCCCGTCCTCGCCCGCGCGACCCGTCTTGTTCGTAGCCATTGCTGTCTCCTCTTAGATGCCGGCCTTTTCAAATCCCACTGCGAACTGTTCGAGCAGGGCCTTGCGGCTCTTCGGGTCGGGGACAACCGACTGCACCGTGCTGACGATGAGCTTCTGAATGTCCCGCAGGAGTGCCTTGCGGTCGGAGACCGCGACGGGCTCGACCTTGCCGAGCATGCGGTTGAATTCCTGGGTCATGCTGAGCCAGAAGACGTTGAATTCCTTCTGCACGGACGCGGAGCCGAAGCCGCCGGACTCGCCGCGTTCCTTCCAGCGCAGAATGATGTAGTTGTAGGCGATGCGCTCGATGAGGAGCTGCTGCACGGTGTTCATCGGCAGGTGCTTGGCCTCTTCACGCATGCGATGAATGAGCACCTCGTACAGCCGGCGCAGCCGCGGGCACGTCACGTGCTCCGGCAGCTCATAGGCATCGTCGAGTGCGTCAAGTTCATCGGCCATACCTCTTTTATCGGCCGAAGGCGCGCACCCAACCGTGTTCGCGGCGCAGCGGGTTGGTCAGCCTGTAGTGCGGGTGCCGGATCGTCTCGACGTCGGGGTAGCCGATGTCGTTGTTGAGCACTTCGAGGATCGCCTGATGCAGTTCGAGACTGTGGAACTCGATCAGCAGGTCCGGCATGCGCTCGCCGAGAGTCTGCATCGCGCCGTCGATGACCATCATTTCGTGGCCCTCGACGTCGATCTTCAGGAAGTCGGGGACGTCCCAGGACTCGGCGATGAGGGAGTCGACGGTGCGGGCACGGATGATCCGCGTCGGGAGGTTGTCGTCGTCGGACTGCCATTCCATGCCGGTGATGCCGGAGGTGACGAGCTGGCCGGTGGAGATCTTGTCGGGCAGGGCCACGAGTTCGATCGGGCCGTTGGAGTCGGACAGGGCGAGCTGGGAGATCTCGACGTGGACGTGCTTGGCGCCGGTGATCCACGGAGCGAGGTACTCGTAGCATTCGACGGCCGGCTCGAACGCGACGACGTGCCGGAAGCGGCGGGTCATCTCCGGCAGGGTCTGGCCACAGTTGGCGCCGACGTCCCAGCCGACCCGGCCTTCGAATCCGTCCCAGAGGGCGCGGTGGATCTCCGGGGGGTCTGTCGGTGCGGGCCTCACTGGTACGGACCTCTTCCTTTGAGGGAGATGTAGATCAGCCACGCCCAGGCTCCGACGATCGTCGTGGCGATGCCGCAGCCGAATGCGGCGAGGTATTTCACGGCGTTTCGCCGATCGGGAACACCCGCATGAGCATCGCCACGAAGTTGTAGACGAGTGCGGCGCGGGTGACGCGGTGATGGCCGTTTTCGAGGTAGCGCTTGCCGTTCCACTGCACGACGTGCGGGAACAGGTCGCTGGATTCGTGGGGCTCGACGCCGAACAATGGACTGATCCGCACGCCGTTCTGGGTGAGGTACAGCTCGGCGAACTCGACCGGTTCGATGCGGACCTCGTTCAACCAGCGCGCCGAGGTGAGTCCGGTGGGCGGGTAGGGCCGTTCGGTGACGATGCCGGCGAACGGGAAGCTCACTGCTGCGCAGCCATCTCGGCGAGGGTCATGCGCCGCTGCGGGGTGGCGGGTGCCACGGCCGCGGGCCCGCGGCTAAGGAGTTCGGCGAGCATCATCACGGCGAGGTCGAGCGCGGTGCGCGGATTGTCGGTGGCGCGGGGCCTGGTGGTCAGGTCCCAGAGGACTTTGAGGCAGCCGGTGGCGGTGGGGGCGTCGATGGCGCGGGCGAGGTCGCGGCGGGCCTGGAGTG